GACATTAACGATAGATCAACTTATGCAAGATTTAATATAACTGGTGCTTCTACAGATGCTTCTGGTTATGTAAAATTAGCAGTTACTCATGTAGCAAGTAACAACACATTTAGTGCTGCTGACGAATTATCAGTGCATTTTTCAAGGTCTGGTAATAAAGGAGATACAGGTTCAACAGGGTCTACAGGATCAACTGGTTCAACGGGTGCTACTGGAGCAAGTGGTACAAACTCACAACTTGCAATGACTTTTAGTAATTCAACTTCTGATGCTGATCCGGGTGCAGGTAAAATAGCTTTTAATAATGGAACACTATCTAGTGTTTCAATTTTATATGTAGATGATGCAGATGATGCTGGTGCAGACATTACTTCATTTGTACAATCTTGGGATGATGTAACAAACACAACTGCAAGAGGAATTGTAACTGTAACTAAAGAAGGAACTCCATCTACTTATGCTTTATTTAAAGTATCTGGTGCAATAACAGATGCAAGTGGATATACAAAAGTTGCAGTAACTCATGTAGTAAGTGCAGGATCATTTTCAAATTTAGATGGTGTTGGAGTACATTTTAGTTATTCTGGAAATGATGGTTCTGGAGATATGACTAGCTTTACTTTAGCTGGAACTTCTGGAGCAAATCAAACTATTACTAATGGTAACACATTGACAATCGCTGCTGGTAATGGCATAACAACAACTGGTGGATCAACTGATACAGTTACTGTAGCAGCTAATTCATCTCAAAATTCCTTTATATCAACTACAGGTAAAGCATTGGTATTAGGTTTTTAAATAGGAGAATAAGATGGCAAGTGAATTATTAAAAGTTTCGTTAAACGCAGGAGTAACAAACTCAGAAAGTGTTTTACTAAATGGAGTTAATGGTCATACTTACACTATTTTATCAATAGTCATTACTGAAACAGCAGGAGCTGCTGAAACAGTAGATGTTTATATTGATGATGGTGGTGGAGGAACTGATTATGAAATTTTATCTGATCAAGCTGTTGGAGCAAATGAAACTTTTGTTTTTAATGACAGAATTGTTTTAGAAGATGAAGATCATCTTTGTGCTGCTACTGCAAGTTCAGCTAATGTTGATATTACTGTAACCTATTTAGATCAAACTAGGTAGTTTTAAATGACTGGTATAATAAAAAATAATGAAGGAAGATCATCTGGACTTAAAAAAGCTGCTGCCGCAGGTGTAGATGGTGTTAATTGGCAAACAGGTTCTATAAAAACATCTACATTTACAGCAGACAGTAATAAAGGATATTTTTGTAATACAGCAGGTGGATCGTTTACAGTAAATTTACCAGCAGGAAGTGCTGGTGCTGTTGTATCTGTTCAAGATTACAATAATACTTTTGATTCAAATTCTTTAACAATAGATCCACAATCTGGAGAAAAAATTAATGGTGGAGTAAATGGTGGAGAAATAGAATTAACTACAGAAGGTGAAGGAGTTACTTTTATTTATATAGATGGAACAGTAGGTTGGAGATCAATTCATCAATCAACTTTTGCTGATGTAGGAGCTAATGAATTATTTGTAGCTGCGTGTGGGGGAAACTCAACAGCTACTTGTGGAAATTATAAAATTCATACTTTTACAAGTCCCGGAACTTTTACAGTTTCTTGTGCAGGTAATGCGTGTGGATCAAACAAATTAGATTATATGGTAGTAGCCGGTGGTGGTGGTGGATCGGGTGAATTTTCTGGTGGTGGAGCTGGTGGTTTTAGAGAATCTGTACCTAGTCCTGCTGCTTGGACAGGAAGTCCTATTGCAAATCCGGGTGGAGCTTTAACTGCATCAGCTACAGGATATCCTATAACAGTAGGAGGAGGTGGTGCTGCAAATAGTAATGATGGTAATAATTCAGTTTTTTCAACAATAACATCTACTGGTGGTGGAGCTGGAACCGGAGGAGGTGGAAATCCGGGTGGTTCTGGTGGTGGTGGTTCTGCTGAACCTGCACCTAATAATGCTGGAGGTAGTGGAAACACTCCCCCTGTTAGTCCTCCCCAAGGAAGTAATGGAGGAGCTGGAGCTAACTGTGGTGGTAATCCAAGAGGTGGCGGTGGCGGTGGCGGTGCAACTGCTGTAGGTACAGCTGGAAGTCCCGGTGGTGTTGGAGCTGGAGGAGCTGGAGCAACAAGTTCTATATCTGGGTCTCCTGTCGCAAGAGCTGGTGGTGGTGGTGGTGCAGGTAATGTTCCGGGTAATAACACAGTAGGAGCAGGTGGAACTGGAGGAGGTGGTGGACCATCACCTTTAGCTGGTGGAACTAATACTGGTGGCGGTGGTGCTGCTTTTGGAAGACCATCAGGAACTGGTGGAAATGGTGGCTCTGGTATAGTAATAATAAGGTACAAATTTCAATAGGTAAATTATGGCACATTTTGCAAAAATAGGTTTAAATGGAAAAGTTCTTCAAGTATTAACTTTAGATAATTCTGATATGTTAAATGCTGATGGTGTTGAAGATGAAACAGTAGGACAACAATATCTGCAACAACATAATAATTGGACAGCAGAAATGTGGATTAAGACTTCATATAATACACACTCTAATACACATTCATCTGGTGATAATTCTAAAGCATTTAGAGGAAACTACGCAGGTATAGGTTATACTTGGGATGAAAATAACCAAATTTTTTGGTCTAAAAAACCTTATGCTTCTTGGGTAAAAGATATTGCAACAGCTTCTTGGAAATCACCAATTGGCAACGCACCAGATTTAACTGCCGAACAAACTTTACAAAACGAATCAGAAACACATTCTTGGGTTTACATTTGGAATGAATCCGCACATGAAGCTAACAATACAACAGGTTGGGTTTTGACAGATAAAAAAGCATAAATTAAAAATGGTGGTGGTATGCAAAAACAAGTATTAACAGAACAAGCCTTATATTATGGTGATGTGGCAATGCCTAAAGATTGGGACATTGACCGAGATAAATTATCAAGCGACATTTTACAATCAGTAATTCAAAACAAAGATTTTCCGTTTTCACGAATTTGGGATATGTTAAATACCTATATGCGAGATCACGTTGGTCTTGAGTATGGTTTTAATTTAGTTAACAAAGAAACGTGGGGTAACATCTATAAACCTAACGAGACTACAATTCCATTATTAAACATAGACCCAGTAGATTTGCGTAACTCACCCGATTATACTTTTTTATATGGTGTAAAAGTAAAAGATTGTTTTGTTAGAATACATTATGAAGATAACAGGCGTAAAGGAAGAAGTTGGGACATAGAACTTAAAAATAATATGTTTATTATGTTTCCATCAACTAATATGTATTACCTAACCAACAATCAAAAAGATTCATTAAACTTTGTACAAACAATAACTTATGAATATATCTAATTACTATTGGTATTTTCCTGCAGCACTCACACCAAAGTTTTGTGATGATGTAATAGCTTATGCAAATTCACAAAAAGAAGTTATGGCAAGAACTGGTGGCTATGGTGATAAAAAATTAGATAAAGATGAAGTTAAAAATATGCAAAAAAAAAGAAAGTCAAATTTAGTTTGGCTTAATGATACTTGGATATATAAAGAATTACACCCTTATGTTCACGAAGCAAATGCAAAAGCTGGTTGGAATTTTGATTGGGAAAGATCAGAATCTTGTCAGTTTACAAAATATAAACATAACCAATACTATGATTGGCATTGCGATAGTTGGGATAAACCTTATCAACGAGACAATGTAAATAATCCAGAGCATGGAAAAATTCGAAAATTATCTATGACCTGTCAATTAACAGATGGTTCAGAATACAAAGGTGGTGAGTTAGAATTTGATTTTAGAAACTACGATCCACACATGAGAGATGAAGCTAAACATTTAAGAAAAGCAAAAGAAATTTTACCTAAAGGATCTATTATTGTGTTTCCTTCTTTTGTATGGCACAGAGTTAAACCCGTAACCTCTGGCACAAGATATAGTCTTGTTGTTTGGCATTTAGGAAAACCATTTAAATAATATGTATATAAATAATTACTTTAATACAACTATTTGGTCAGAACAAAAACCAGAGTTTGTTAAATCGTTAAATAAAGCAAGTAACAAATATGTTAAAGCTGCTAAAAATTTTTTAGAAGCTAAAGCACATATAAAAAAGTTTGGTGATTTTGGAAGATCATATCACTCAACGCCACTTACAGCTGACAATAATTTTTTAGATTTTAGAAATTACATTAGTCAAAAATCTTGGGAATATTTAGATCACCAAGGTTATGATATGCAACAATATACAACTATGTTTAGTGAGATGTGGGTACAAGAGTTTGCTAAAAAAGGTGGTGGTCATCATTCAGCACACGTACATTGGAATCAACACGTATCGGGATTTTACTTTTTAAAATGTAGTGATAAAACATCTATGCCAGTATTTCACGAACCAAGAACCGGTGCAAGAGCTACAAAATTAAAAATGAAATTAAATCAAAAAGGTGTATGGGGTGGTAGTGAGCTTATACATTTTAAGCCTAAACCGGGTACATTAATTATTTTTCCGGGATTTTTAGAACATGAGTTTAGTGTAGATTTTGGAATTGAACCATTTAGATTTATACATTGGAATATACAAGCAGTGCCAAAAGAAATGGCTAAAGATGTCGTTTAAAAAAAATAAATATACAGTTATTCGTCAAGCAATATCGAAAGATTTAGCTACTTTTCTTTACAATTATTTTTTAATGAAAAAACAAGTTTATGATACTTCTTTAAAAGAAAGATATATTTCACCTTATGAAACTTTGTTAGGTTATTATGAAGATACTAATGAACAAATACCTAATACATATTGTTCTTATTCTGATATTGCTATGGAAACATTAATGTTAAAATGCCAAACTATAATGGAAAAAACTACAGCATTAAAATTACAACCCTCTTATACCTACGCAAGAATTTACAAAAAAGGAGATGTGTTAACAAGACATAAAGATAGATTTAGTTGTGAAATATCTACGACTATGAATCTTGGTGGAGATCATTGGAATATATATATAGAACCTTCGGGTAAAGAAGGCATGAAAGGTATTAAAATACAATTAAATCCGGGTGATATGTTGGTTTATAGAGGTTGTGAATTAGAACATTGGAGAAATAAATTTAAAGGAAAAGAGTGTTGTCAAGTATTTCTTCATTACAATAATAAAAAAACTAAAAATTCAAAATTAAATTTATTTGACAAAAGACCACATTTAGGACTTTCAGCATGGTTTAAAAAATGATAAAGAAATATTGGGATGGATAAGCACCACCTTATTCATCCTTAAACACTAAGATTATTTATTATGAAATTTGTTCTTATGCTTTCAGTATGTTCATTTGTTTCGGGAGAATGTAAGCCACCAATACAATATCAAGAAACATTTGATACATGGCAGCATTGTGTATTAACTGCTTTAGATACTAGCACTAAATATTTATTAGCTATGGACACTGAAACAATAAATAAATTTCAGCTATCAACTCAATATAATTGTAAACCACAAGATACAATCTAATGCCTAAAAATTCTGCACTTGAAAGAATAGAATCACACGAAAAACTTTGTCGTATTATGCAAAAACAAACTCATCAAAAAATTAACAATATTGAATTAGAAATTAAAGATATAAAGAAACACTTGTACTATGCTATGTCAGCATTAATAGGTGGTATGTTTACAATTATAGTTATATTATTTCAAAAACTTTAACTCTAAAGGTCTTTATGGCTAGAAGAAAGAAAGCAACTACTGGTCTAATAAGCGAAATGAAAGTACAGATTGAACTAGCAAAAGACCCAAATATCCTTGTATTTACACCACTTGGAGGTCTTGGTCCTGTAGATATTGTTACTTTAAATATGACTACAGGTGAGTATACTGGTTATGATGTTAAATCAAAGAATTATAGAAAAACAGATTATACAGCTAAAGATGGCTATAAAAGAAAAAGAATTGGATCACTAATATCAAGAGGAAGAACTAAAGAACAAATTAAACTAAAGGTAAAAATAATATATGCCAAATGATAATTCGTTAGATATTATTAATGAATATAAAGACCAAGTTAGAATACTTAAAAGTCAAATAGCAGAACTTGAAGATGCTAATAAATCTAAAGATTCAGCAAATAAAAGATGTTTGCAAAAACTAGAGTTTTGTACTAAAGATTTAGATGATGCACTATCAAAGATTAAAGAATTAGAGGAGAAAGAATAATGCCATTTGAAATGATAACAATGTTAGGCTCTACTGTACTTGGTGGAGTTATGAGTATTTGGTCGCAAAGTATTAAAGCAAAACAAGCAGAACAAAAAATGCTTATACAAAGAGCAGAAGTTCAACAACAAGGTTTTAAAGATGCTAGAGAATATGATAACAAAGGCTTTCAATGGACCAGAAGAATTATAGCTTTAACTGCTGTCTTTGCAATAGTATTACTACCAAAATTAATGCCATTAATATCACCAGATATAAGTGTAATTGTAGGTTACTTAGAATTTAGACCTGCTTTTTTCTTTATACCAGAGAAAGAAATAATGAAATGGGTAACACTATCTTCAAACAGTTTAGTTATTACACCATTAGATACTAACTTGGTGTCAGCAATAATAGGTTTATACTTTGGTGGTTCATTAGTTAAAAAATAATGGCAAGAGTAAAGTTTAATATAGCTGATCAACCCCATGTAAGAATACCAAAAAAAACAAGCATAGGTAGACGACCTAAATTATCTTCTATGAATAAACATAAGAAGAGACAAAAAGGCAAGTCAAAAAATCGTGGACAGGGTAAGTAATATCTTATATTAAAACGTCATAGGAGTTAAATATGATTGATGAAATAAGAGATATGATCAAACATTATTTGGAAGATCATAAAAAAGCAGTTATCATTGTTGGTGTGCTATTAGTTATAGCTCTAATAATATAATTATTTACAAGGAATAACCTATGGAGATAGACAGGATGAACTATTACTTTACAGGTGTTCTTATAATAATGATGACTTTGTTGGCTCTTTGCGGAGGTCCAGCAACATGATTGATAAATTTTTCTATGTTTTTTTTTCAAAATTAGATATAATTGCAGGTTGGATGGACAAACTATTTGCACCACGTTGTAAATGTAAAAAGAAAAAGAAATGAAAGTATCAGATAAAACATCAGTAAGTATGCCAATAAAAAATATGATTGGTATAGTTGTTGCTGTTGCAATGGGTGTCTTTGCTTACACTGAAGTTACTGCTAGACTTACATCCCTTGAGACATCAAGAGAATTATTCCAAGCTGATCTACTTAAAAAATCCGAACAATTACCAACTGACCAAGAACAATTTATGTTGCTTGAAGATTTATATAAAACAGTAGAAAAAATAGAAGTAAGAATAGAAGATATGATGCACAATAAAGTTAATATAGAATTTGTAACTAAACAATTAGAAAAAGCATTAGAAGATATTGAAGAGTTAAAAGATAAAGTTAGAGCAAATGGTAATGGACATGGTTGAAACAGTAATAGCATTATTGATGATAGTAAATCACGAAATTAAAGAACATAGAATACAACCTAATATGTCAGATTGTTTAAAAGGTAAAAGGATTGCTATGCGTGAATCAAAAAATCATATAGAATATAAATGTATTCGTAGTAAAGCAGAAGTAGAAATTTACATGGGAGAAAAATCAATTAAAAAATTAATATTAGAATAAAGGATATAATATGACACTAACTAAAAGACAAAAGACTACACTTGCAAAACACAAAAAACATCACACTGCTAAACACATGAAAAGTATGAGAGCTGCAATGAAAAAAGGTAAAACATTTACTCAAGCTCATAAGTTAGCAATGAAAAAAGTAGGTAGTTAAATGCCAGATAAACAACCACCAAGAACTAAAAAATACTACAGGTCTACAAAGTCTGGTGCAGGTATGACTAAAGCAGGAGTTGCTAAATACAGAAGAGACAATCCGGGATCAAAATTGAAAACAGCAGTTACAGGTAAAGTTAAGAAAGGATCTAAAGATGCAAAACGTAGAAAGAGCTACTGTGCAAGGTCTGCCGGACAGATGAAGAAGTTTCCTAAAGCTGCAAGAAATCCTAACTCAAGATTAAGACAAGCAAGAAGAAGGTGGAAGTGCCGATAAAAAAAACATGGAAAAAACCAGAAAGGTCTTTTATGTGCGGCTATTGTGAGGAGTGTGGAAAGCAATTAATTAGTGATAATGGTGGCTGGATTATTACAGCTAATAAACAATATTTTTGCCATGATGGTAAAGATGGTAGTTGTTTTGACAACTATTGTATGTTAAAACTTAAACAACAAAAGGAAAATAATTATGTATGGTAAATCAAAAGGTAAAAGCAAACTAACAGCAAAGCAAAAAACTTTGCCTTCAGCTTTGAAGAAAAAAATAATGAGTTCTAAATCA